TCGTGGATATCCGACTCCAGTATGACTTTCGCATATTCACCTCCATCATTAAGGAAATGGGCAAAAGCCCTGATCTCGAGACCAGACAAGTCACTACCAACAAGAGAATAGCCGTTAGGTACTGTGAATAGATCACGGCACTCTTTGCCGTACTCGAGTCTAACAGCTGGCACTTGACCAAGGTTAGGCCCCGAGTGAGACGCTCTGGATGTCACACAGCCGATAGGAATGATCCTGTGACGTAGCTTGCCATCAGCATCAACACGCTTGAGCCACGCCTGAGTTCCCTCGGCTAATTGGCCTAGCCGCTTGTTGATAAGGAATAGCTCAGAGAGTTTCTTAGCCTCTGGGTAGTCCAACGATCCAAGCACCACATCATCGATGACTGCATGACCATCATTGGTCCTCTTCTCAGGCTTCCACCCGTACTTACGGGTAAGACAGAACTCGATGTGACGCCGAGACTGGTGGTTGAACTCAACAACCTTTACCTTCTCGAAAGGCACACCCTTCTGGTAGCCCAGCTTACTGTTGTTGACCTTGGGTATGATGATCTCTTTGATCTCCCAAGGCTCAAACAGGTTCTGTAGCTCATCGTCTAGTTCAGCCCTTCTTCTGGATAACTTGCCATACAGAGAAGCCGCGGCTCTTTCATCAAAGGTCCAGCCGTTGTTCCCGATCTCCTCAGCAATCACAGCCATCTTGTGTTCAAGCTCGATAGCTCGTTCAGGCCATTCATGTGGTTTCAGGAAGTTGTAGAGAGCTTCACAGACGACCACATCTTGCCGACAGTAAGCCTCCATCTCCTCTGACCACTGCTCCCAACCACCATCATAGTCAGTCTTGAGCATACTATCGTCATCGAACCTATGAGACAGACGTAAACCCCAAGCCTTCAAGCTGTGGCTACCAAAGAGCTTCTTAGGTAATACCTCAGCTTTCCAATCGTGATCCCAGTCCTGCCGCTTGAGGTCAGGCCTTATCATTCTTGAGAGGACAAGAGTGTCAGTGATCTTTCCTTTAGGTTTCCAGTTTGGATAAACCTTTTGGATAGCTGGGATGTCGAAAGTTAGACCGTTGTGTGCGATTAGCTCTGGAGCTTCAGCGGCTATCTTCAAGCCTTCCTTGATCTTGTCAGGGCCGTAGCTCCATGCTTCGCCTGTGTTAAGCTCTTTAAGAGCAATGCAATGTATTCGGTCTAACTCAGGCAGTAGTCCATTGGTCTCGATATCGAGAAACAACGGGCCAGTCATCTGTCATCTCCTGAACCCTTAATGAGATCCATCTGCATACGCCTGTCTAGCTTGCGTAAGTTCATCTCAGCGATGCTGGATAGATCAAAGTGGAGATGCGCGGCGAGAACAGCGGTGTACCAGAGAACGTCACCGATCTCTTTACCTACTGCTACACGGTCATCATAAGTGAGGTCATTGATATCACCTTCGCGGTCTCTGATCAGCTTCTTAAACTTATCAGCTACCTCGCCAGACTCAGATAACAAGCCCAAGATAAGATACTCCATCTTAGACTTCTCAACGATGAACGTAGCTTCTGCACCAGCTTGGTATTCATCCAAAGTTAATGTGTTAGGCATTACGACCCCCCTTAGTTGTCTTGGTCTTTGGTTTGATGAACTGCACAGCCTTTCGTTTTGGACAGGGGATGTGATAAGGACTTACGCCTCGTTTCACCCATACAATTCTCTTGCTCTTAGCCATTCTTTCTCTCCTTCTTAAAATACCTGAGCTTCTTCAAGCAGACGCCCTGTCTGCCTGTCGTAGACAACCGCCCCTGCGTAACCCACCTCACCTGTGTACCTGTTCTTCAGGATGTACAAATGACGGGTGTCAGAGTCGGGATCGTCTTTGTCTTTCTGTAGAGCGATGGTCATGTCACTTAGTTGAGCGATAGCGTGTGAGCCGCGTAGCTGTCCTAGCCGTACTGCTTCACCATCCTCATGACCTTTGTCACCATTGGGTCTTCGCAAGTGCGAGACAATGATCACGCCAATGTCTAACTCTTGGACCTTGGTCCTAATGAGTGTCATGGCTCTATCTATGAGCTTACGTTCATCACCACTGTCGAGGCCACTGACCAAGATCGATATGTGATCGAGAATGATCCACTTGACCCCCAAAGCCTTGACCATGTAGGTCATGCGTTGGAGGATCACATCGATGTCTGATGAGCCAAAGTGGTCATACAGGTAGATGCTGTGGTCTTCTGGGAATAGGTCTTCATAGGCTTGCTCGATCTCCTCATCAGTGACTAGAGACCGATCAACGGTGATGTTCTTATTTAGGTGTAGACCTATATATCCTAAGAGGGTTCTCTTGTTGGACTCCTCAAGCATGATCAGTCCGAGCTTCTCACCAGCTTTGTGTAGGTGATACCCGAGTTCTCTTATGAGGGTAGTCTTACCGACACCACTCCCTGCACATACAGTGACCACTTCCTGCCGCCTGAGACCTTTGGTGATCTCATTGAGACGGGTGAACGGATAAGTAATAGATGAGGCAGTATCATCCACACTGATGGCAGACTTCAGAGCAGTATCGGCAGTTGAGACAATACCGTCAGGACGGTATTCAGGAGCCTGAAACAAGGCTGTCACAACGACTGCCGAATCACCTTGAACAAGACACTCATTCACATCCTTGTAAGGAAGCGTAGCAATATGAGCGATTCCTATTGGGAGGACTTGAGCCGCCTCTAGTGCCGCTTCCCTACCAGCGTCATCTTGATCAAAGCAGAGGATAACTTTCTGGAACTTCGATACATAGTCCCAGTTATCCTTAATAGAACGCACCGCTGATTGACAGCCGTTAGGGAGACCTACTGTCGCCCAGCGATGCCCCCGTGCCTGTGATGCTGAGATCGTGTCTATCTCACCTTCGCAGATCACGAGTATCTTATCGGCAGACCACATATGTTGCCCGTAGAAAGGCATCTTTCTGCCGTTACCAACGATGGTAAACTCTTTTTTACTGTTGCGAACCATCTGAGCCACAAGTCGTCCAGTGCCATCTCGGTAGTTGGCAACCTGAACCATCTCTCCTTTATGCTCAGTCACAAAGTATTCGTATTTACGGCAATCCTCAGCTGACAGCTTCCTGTTCTTTAAGGACCTGTATTCGCCTGTGAGGAATTGCTCATCATCTTTATGCTTCGATGGTTTAGCTTGTGTCTCGCCATCACCATCTGTTCTTGTCTGACAAGAGAAACAGTAAGTATGACCATCGTCATACACAGCGTTAGCGTCACTTGAGCCACAGGCGTCACACGGAGAATGACTTATAAACTGGGACTCTGTGGTTGTGTCGATTGCGTCCATACTTACTGCTCCCTTTGCTCTCCTACTCAGCCAGCCATTCATCTGGGATGGTCCGATTAGCGAACTTGAAGCCGTGTTTCTCGCACCACTGTGCATAGGTGGTCTTAGACCCCTTGTAGAGTTTGGCGTTCATGTTGCTGAATACGAACCTGATCTCGATGTCAGGATGTTGAGTCTTCAGAAGAAGATGCTTCTGTCGCTCTTGCGGTAAGAAGCGTCCCTTAGTTTCGACATAAAAATACCGCCCAGAGGCGGTGATGATCTTGAAGTCAGGTGTGTACTTGGATTGTCGTTCAGGCCAGACGTAATGGATCTTCTCTCTTTCGTAGATGACCTCTTTACCTGCCTCTTTTAGCTGTTCTGCTATCTTAATCTCTAGCCCACTCCTGTAGCCATATTTCCAAGCGGCCTTAGAAATCGTAGCCATCGTTGTCACTAGCATCACTATCAGAGCTAGATGCAGGTAAGTCAGCCTTCGGTGCTACATAGCCACCTTCGACTTTCTCAAAGCGATCACCATCATCCGCAGTGCCTTCCACTAACTTAATTAGCTGGACACTCTTGAGGTTCAGTCTGACCCCATAGTTAGCTCCTTTGTCATAAGAGGATATCTCCACCTTGACTTTTGCAACGGTGCCACCTCTGATCCGTGGGAGGTTCTGGACAATGGGGTCTCCTTGGCTATCCACTACAAGAGGGGCGTAGTTGCTCTTCGTTCTAAAGACCACATTGCCGTTTGTTTCATCCATCTTAAAAGGCATATGGGCTTTCTCAGCCTTTTTACCTAGTTCATCTTTCGCAAACTCTTTTATCTTAGCGACAAGATCTTTCGCGTCTTCAGATGGGATGCTTATGTCTGTTTTATAGACACCGTTTTCATCAAACTTAATGTCTGGCTTTTCTATCCAAGGATACTGTAGTTCACCTTGTTCAGTTTGGTATTTTAATTTTGATGCCATCGGTTCTCTCCTTTTCGGCATTTAGTTGTTCTTGGTAGGTGCTGTTTGGCGGCTGATCCAAGGCAGTTAGCTGGATGCCTAGTTCGTCAGCTTCTGCCAATAGATCAACAGGAACAGCCCGACCCTGCATTTCGCAAAGTCGAGCTAGTTCAAGCACCCGTTCTTTAGGGTGCATATTCACTCCTGTGGTTTAGTCGATCATAAGAAGCAGTATTTGCTTTCCATGACCTCATTGATGTCGAGTGTTCCCTTAGCAGGAACCTCTGGGAATACTGCTTTCTCTGGCTGGTCTAGCTGATCTTTAACTTGTTCTAGTAGCTCAGAGAAGATACAGCGATCTTCGTATTGCTCAATGAAGGCTTCACGGACAGCTTGATACATTGCTCCTGTTTCAGCAGGTGTCGTTCCAAAGCTATCATGGATCATAAAGAAGTCTGTGATCCCATACTTGTCGAAGCACTTTAGTACAGTTGCGTGAAGGTGACTTGAGTCCAACCCATGCACAAAGTTAGGCGCAATAGATGATGCACTCTTTGTCTTGTTTACCTCACGCTCATCCATGACCTCGATACTTAGCTTCTTGCGTACAAGAGGCTCGTACTTGCGGTCATGTAGGAAAACCATGACTGGTTTAACCCTATTCTTTGTGTAACGCTGGCTAATGGGAAAACCCATAGGTGTCGTCCAACGCATTAACTTACCTTCGTCTGAACAAAGGTTACTTAGTTTCTTTAGAAAGCTCATGCCCTCAGAGGCACTCAAGATGACACTCGTTACAGCTGACCAGCTTTTCTTAGCTAGATAACCAGCCGCTTGCCATCCTTCGTCTGGGCCTGTGCTTTCTCCATCCTTGTTGAAGCCCTCGACCTCAAACGGATTGTGTTCATTGCCTTCCCAGCCTTCACCAGCCAAGACAGCATCATTGATAGGACCCATGAAGTCCTGCATGATCTGTTTCCTAAAGCCAAACATATTGGATGAATATGAGAAGGTCATCACGTTACGTTTTAGAGTCTTGCGGCCTACTCGGAACTTGGCCCAAGCCTCGCTAATGTCGTCTGGCTTTGCTTCTTCTTTGATTGAGTCTCGCACAACAGACGCTACAGCTTCGTAAATGTCCTGTGGACGCTCTTGAGGCGTTAGGTTGACTAAGAACCCTTCCTCAGCAGACCTCAGCATACCAGCGTAATGCTGGACG